TAATAGCAGATTGCACAAAATTTTCTTCCCCAACGCCCCAAACTTTGTGCAAAATGTCAATAGACACAAAATATAGTACCCACATCCCGTAGGGTAGGGGAGTACAGCAATTTTTACAATGTAAATAGCAACATATGCAATTTAGTGTATGGTATAATATAGACAATGAAAGAAACAAGAAAAGGTGATTATTATGACACGTAAAGAACAAAATATTATTCTTGATCGTCTTAATAAGTTACAATTGACGGTAGATTACAATAGTGATCTTTATCGTCAAACCGGGGACGAAATCTACAATACATACGCCGACCTTTATCGGGCTATGTTGTTCGGCGTCCGTGGTATTGCTATAGAGCTTGGACTTGTTGGTAAAGATTGAAAAAAGAAAGTAGGTGCAATAAATGGAAATGCGTAAATTTATTATCGAGATTCACCCGGACGGCACGTTGACGTGCTGCGAGTACGAGGACCAGAAGGACGCTATACGAGCCGCAGAAGATCGGGCCTGGTTGGCCGGTTACAGGCAAGCTATCATCCATTGCGACGAGCAAGTACGCACACTTGATGGCTTTAAAGGAACTTGCGTTTCAGCCGATCTCATGTATCAGGGCGCGGCTCGTGTGCGTGACGGGGTGAGGGCCATGTACTCCTTATATAACAAGAAATAAGTCGAAACGGCCTACGGGCCGTCTATCGGGACCGCCCGCCCGGTATTGATAATGACAGGGCACAGAATGAAAGGAGTTAATATCATGGATTTCCGTAACAGAAAGAGCGCAACCAACAAGAGCACCAGCAAGCGCACCAGCAAAACAAATAAGACCTTTGTTAAGTTGGCAGAAGTTGAGGGGGCTTTGCAGATTGAGGATGGCGCCATGTGGCTTAAGTCTGGCAAGTATGACGCCCCGTCAGTGTCCATTGAAATCGAGCCGGGTGTAATTCTGTCCGACTGGTCGCGCAAGATCACTTTGCGCCATTGTGATTTGGTCGTTGAGGAGAACGAGAAGGGCTATCCCGAACTTATCATTTCCGGCCAGAGTGGGGCCGGCGATTCGGGTGATATGCCGTTCTAACCGGCGGGCGGCCTATGGCCGCCCATATTTATTATAGGAGACCCCATGAAAAGTAAAGATAATAGAGTATCATTGCTCAACTGTGATGACTCTTTGATTTACCTCGCAACGGCCATTGTATATAGCGGAGTCACAACCAATGATGTCAAGTTTTTCCGCTCCGACTGGGCCAAAATTATTTTCAACGGATTGGGCATTGAAGCGGACCCTCTGGACTGGTATTATATGATTTTAGATAGAAAGGAGCGCAAGAAACATGGCAGCAGGCGCAGCTAAAGCAAGTGCTACCCTTAAATACAGCTCCGAGCTGTACACTCCCTATGCGTTGGAATCATGGCCTGATAATCAGATGCGCAAAGAATACACCCGACTGCGCGATATTGCGCAGAAACGTATTAAGCGATTATCAAAAGACCCCATCAGCGGCACAAGCGACGTTTATAAAGAATTTGCCGGAGGTTTCCCGACCCTAAAGGCAATGCGCGGAGACCGCAAAGCATTGGAACAGGCGCTAGCGGATGTAGCGCGTTTTGTGCGTTCTAAAGGTTCCACAGTAGGCGGTGCCCGTGAGGAATTCAAGCAAAAAATGAAAGTCGGTGGTATTGATGTAGCCGACGTGCCCGAGGATCAGTACACGGCCTTGTCGGAGTGGTGGGAGATTGTGAAAGCATCGGGCGTATATTACTATCCGTCCGATCAGCCGGTTATGTACTGGCGTGAGAAAGGCGGCTACAACGTCAGTATCGACGATTATGTACAGTGGCAGCAAGGCGAGGTCAACTATGGTAAAGAATGGGACTACAGCGACGGCAGCAGTTCCGCCGACCTGCGCGGAGGTTTTGGCGGAGGCTTGTAATTATAACCCTGTCCCGTGGCTTATGGAGCATTTAGACCGCAAGCACACAAAAGGCAAGAAACGCAAAACAAACAAGAAACGCTTATATGTGAATATGCCGTGTGCGTTTGATATTGAGACTAGCCGAGTATGTGTTGATGCGGACGGGAATCCCCATACCATAATGTATATATGGCAGTGTCAGCTTGGTTTGGATATTACCATTATCGGCAGGACTTGGGACGAATGGCTGCACTTTACAAGCATAATCAGCGATTACTTGCAAGCAAACAGCGGCCCGCAGGGTGAGTGGTTTCTGTGTATGTACGTTCACAATCTTGCACATGAATTTCAATATTTGTCGGGTGTTCTGGATTTTGGCCCGGGTGATGTGTTCGCCAGCAAGCCACGCAGGGTCTTAAAATGTGACAACCGAGCTATTGAATACCGATGCAGTATGCGTCATAGCAATTTGTCCCTTGATGCCTGGGGCAAACAGCTGGGGGCCCCTCATGCCAAACTGACGGGGGCGCTTGATTATTCAAAGGTTCGCTACCCATGGACGCCTTTAACGTCTACAGAATTAGCGTATTGTGTCAATGATGTTCGGTGCATTGTGGAGTGCCTGTTAATCGAGATGAACCGAGACGGTGATGACCTGTATACTCTACCACTAACGCGCACCGGATACGTCCGGCGGATGGCACGCGAAGCAATGTATAAATGGGGCATTAAACGGGTTAAGCGCCTTTTGCCGTCGTGGGACCTTTACCAGATGTTGCGGGAAGCGTTTAGGGGCGGTGACACTCACGCAAACCGCTATTATGTAGGGTTACATTTGGAAAATGTCGGTTCTGTGGATATGTCGAGCGCATACCCTGCCGTACAATGTGAATGTTATTTTCCTATGACTCCATTTAGGCAGGAACCGGCCACCGTAGAGCGTTTGATGCAATGTATGAGACACGGCAAGGCGTGTCTGATGCGCTTGCAAGTGAAAGGTTTGCGCCAGCGCTTCAAGTGGTGGGGGTTCCCATATATCCCACTTGCAAAGGTTCGGCATTGTGAAGGATACATTAACGACAATGGCCGTCTGCTGTCTGCTGAACATTTCGAGATCACCATAACCGATATAGATTTTAGAATCATTGCCAAAGAATATGATTGGGACGCTCTTAACGTTATGGACCTCTACACGTCCGATTATGGCAAACTGCCAAAGCCCTTGACGGATTGCGTAAAAGAGAGTTACACCGGCAAGACATCCCTTAAAGGTGTTTCCGGTCAAGATTTGTATTATGTTAAGGCCAAGGGCGATCTCAATAGCTATTACGGTATGACTGCACAAGACCCCTTGCAGCTGGACACACTTTTTGACGAGGACGACCCCGACAATCTTTGGAGTGAATGCACCGACGACCCGGAGGGCAGTTATAACGAGCATCGCCCCCACTTGTTTTTGCCTTACCAATGGGGCGTATGGACAACCGCCCACACCCGCAAGCGCCTAAAAATAGCGCAATGGGCCGCGGGCAAAAATGGCGTGTACTGCGACACCGATAGCGTCAAATACATGGGTAATATTGATTTAGCGGAGTTTAACAAATCTGTGAAACAGCTTGCGAAAGATAACGGCGCTTGCGCTACAGACCCCAAAGGCAATACTCATTACATGGGGGTATACGAGCAAGAGCGCAGCTATGCGGAGTTTATGACGTGGGGCGCTAAAAAATACGCGACTACCTATAAAAAGGGCGGGCCAATTACTACTACCATAGCAGGAGTTAGCAAGCGGAAAGGCGGTTTGGAGCTGGCCCTGTGGGGTGGTTTTGAGGTATTCAAGCCCGGCTTTACGTTCTGTCTTGCCGCCGGAAATCAGGTTATTTATAATGATCGCCCCAATGTGCCCGATTTTGTGGTAGATGGACATACAGTCCACATCACCCGCAATTTGTGTATTTGTGATAATACCTATACACTCGGCATTACGGACGAGTATGCAAAGATACTCGGGTATAAGATCATGGAGGTTACATAATGAACAACGCGTTGTTTACAAGCAAAACGGGACTGTGGGAAACTCCACAAGAATTTTTCGACAAGCTAAACCGGGAGTTTGATTTCACATTAGACGCTTGTGCGACACCAGAGAATGCCAAGTGTATAAACTTTTATTCTCCAGAGCAAGACGGCCTGAGCATGCCGTGGAATGGGCGCGTTTGGTGCAATCCGCCGTATGGCAGACAGGTTGGCCAGTGGGTCAAAAAAGCGTATATGAGCGCACAGACCGGAGCCCTTGTGGTGATGCTGCTGCCCGCTAGAACCGACACCGCATGGTTCCACGATTATATTTACCGGAGAGCGGAGATCCGTTTTGTTAGAGGAAGACTAAAGTTTGGAGGAAGCAGAAACAGTGCTCCATTCCCTTCCATGGTATGTGTTTTTAGGGGGGAACAAGATGATTAAACTTTACACCGAAGACGGCTGGCCTAATTTCTCCGAGGATGACGGCATCTTGTCCACCGGAGCACCCATCATTTTTATATGGGGCGGACGTGGTACCGGCAAGACTTATGGAGCATTGAAGCACGTGCATCAGACCGAGGAAGAATTTCTATATCTGCGCCGCACGCCGCAGCAGGCGGAACTTATTTGCGCATCGCCCAGTATGTGGCCGTGGTCTCCATTGAACGACGATTTGCAAACACATTACGCCCCGTTCAAATTGCCCAAAATAGCGGGACTGTATGAAGTGGGCAATGCAGGAGCCTACACGGATACAGGGGCGCCCATAAAACCGGCCAAGATGTCGGGCGTAGTGGGTAGTGTGGTGACTCTTGCTCGCACCCGTGGTTTTTCAAGCCCCCATACCAATATAATTATCTTGGACGAATACCAGAAAGAAGAATCCGACTATTACCGGCGGGGTGAGGGTGTGGGCCTTGCCAACATTTATGAGACAGTCAACCGTAACCGCGAATTGCAAGGGCAAAAGCCCCTGACGCTGTTGTGTATGTCGAACGCTGTTGGCATGGCGAACCCCTATTATATGCAGTGGGAAATCACCGATACAGTCGAAAAGATGATCGGCAAGAAAGAGCGCGTCAAGCTGTTGGCCGATAAAGGGATTCTTTTGATTGATCTAGTGGACAGCCCTATTGCAAAAGAGAAAGCCAATACGGCCCTCTATAGGTCCATGACCGGAACGGACTTTTATAGGTCCGCTATTGAAAACCAGTACAGCGCCGAGGAGAAAAGTCTTGTTGTATCCCGGCCCCTCCGGGAATACTACCCACTTGTTCAAATTGGGCGGTGCTGCATCTATGAGCATAAGAGTAAACCCCTCTACTATGTGTGCCGGCATCGGTCCGGCGAGATGCCCACATACGGCACCGGCGATTATGAGCGTAAACGATTCAGGGCCGCGTATGGGTATATCTGGCCCGCGTACTTGCAGCGGCAACTCGAATTCGAGCGCTACTCGGATGAAATTTTCTTTCGCGAGTATTGCGGTACTTGACTTTTTTATACGGGTCGTATATATTAAAGTCAATCCCAGGTGCCCACAGGCAGCCCCCAGAAGGGGCGGGCATGCGTCAGCCAGCGCAAGAACCTGGGATTTACTTGTATTTATATTTAATATGGAGGTGCTCAAATGGATGCTAATACTGTGATTCAGGCTATTTCTAACGTGGGGTTTCCTATCGCCGCTTTTCTGCTGATGTGGTATCAGTGTAATACCGTTGTCAAGGAGAACACTGCGGCTATTACCGAGATGCGGCTCGCCCTGGAGGACGACATCAAGAAGGAGAGCTGACTATGGGTTGTTATATCATTTTCGCCCAGTCGATCACAAACGAGCGTGCTTTTCTGCTGGCCGACCTTTGCACTCGTTTGGGCATCGGCTATTATAGCGACTGGGCAGACGTCGCCCACACGCGGCAGTGTTGCGCGGTGGGTCCTCTCTCCAAAGGAGATAAAGATCAGGTCATTAAATGCCTGACACATGACACATACGTTGTAATGGAGGCGACCAAAGTTGAAAATCAGTGAAAAAGCGGCCCTCGCTATGGCCGGATACACCAAAGCAGAGATCGAAGCTATGGAGCAGCCCGTGCCGCAGCCCGCACCGCAGCCCGTGCCGCAGCCCGTGCCGCAGCCCGCACCGCAGCCCGTGCCGCAGCCCGCACCGCAGCCCGCGCCGCAGCCCGTGCCGCAGTACGATGGCCTTGAAACCCTGTTGCAGCAGATTTTGCAGGGCCAGCAGACCAGCGCACAGGCAATGCAGACTATGACCCAGACGTTGCAGGCAAACGCGCTGGGCCTTGGCATCCAGCAGCAGCCGGCGGCAGATGCCGCTACTGTGACAGCCCGAATCATCGATCCTACCTATGGAAAGGAAGTGAAGTAACATGCCTCTTGGTATGGATTTTGCGGACATTGCCGCAATTTTGACCGAAATCAATAAGATGGCCACCGGCCAGGAACCGACGTCGCCCATCGTGGATACGTCTAGCTTTGTGTCTGTTGCGCAGGCCACGTTGCTGACCGGCCCCGACAACTACACTAAAGCGATTAGCCAGGTGTTGGGACGTACCATTTTTGCCGTCCGCCCCTACGATGCCCCGCTGAAACGCTTGCAGGTGACGGGCGATGACTGGTCCAACCATGTGCGGAAGATCAATTTTTGCGACAGCGACCCCGTCACCGATAAGGCGTGGGCACTTACGGAAGGCCAGAGCGTGGATATGTACGAAGTCCATAAGCCTAAAGTCCTTCAAACTAACTACTATGGCCAGACCAATTACAGCCGCGTGTACACGCAGGCTGATACCCAGATGGAAACGGCCTTCAAAGGCCCCGAGGAACTGGCACAGTTCTGGTCCTCGTTCGTGCTGCATCTGTCGAACCAGATCGAAGCGGACCGGCGCAACCTTGCCAACAACCTGATGGCCAACCATCTGACCGGCATGACTGTGACTAACCCACACAGCGTTGTGTATTTGCTTGATGAGTACAACGCCCAGCAGGGCACAAAACTGACGGTGCAGGACGTCTACAAAGAAGCGAACTTCCCGGGTTTTGCAAAATACGCCTATGGCCGCATCAACGATATTTCCCGCCTGATGAAAGAGCGGTCCATCAACTGGCATCAGAATTGGAAGATCGGCGGCACGACGTACAACATCATGCGCCACACTCCATATGACCGTCAGCACCTCTATCTGTACAGTGGCACGCAGAGCCAGATCGACGCCCGTGTGATTCCCGAGGTATTCCATGACAACATGCTGAAATACCGCGACGCCGAGCAGGTTACGTTCTGGCAGAACATCGACGAGCGCGAGACCATTTCCGCGACGCCTGTTGTGACCACTGCTGCCGGTGGGGCATCCAAGAATGCAGCAGTGCAGCTCTCCAATGTATTCGGGTGCCTGCTGGACTGGGATGCCATCGGCTACACTCCGAAGCTGTCTCGTGTGGTTCCTACCCCCATGAACGCCCGCGGCCTGTATACGAACTTCTGGTATCACTACGGGTGGTCGTGGTACGATGACTTCACCGAGAACGCTGTTCTGTTCCTGATGACCGCCGGCGACGTCACAGCCCCGAGCACTGCCAAGGCGGCAAGAGCTTCTACCCTGAAAACTACCACTCATAAGGACGCGGACCCCTCTAAGTCCTGACCAATACCGGCGGGCATCTGCCCGCCGGTTATTTTATAGGAGGTGCAAAATGCAAGCTACCTTTTATCAGTTCGCAAAGCGCACCAATAGCACAAAGCGGCCCAGCGGTGGGCAGGGGTTTGGAATTGACCTTAAAGCCCCATGCAACATCATTGACCCCGAGATCAAGATTGCAACACACAGCGACCCCACCGGGTTCAATTATTGCTACCTGCCCACGTTCAGCCGGTATTACTGGGTGAAGAACTGGACATATTCGGATGGGCTCTGGACTGCGTCGTTGACTGTTGATACGCTGGCAAGCTATCGCGACCAAATCGGCAATAGTACGGAGTATGTCACAAGATCGTCTGCGCAGTATGATGGTACAATTTCAGATGGACTCTACCCGGCATCGGCTAAAGTGCAAAGTGTAACAACCGCTTTTCAAGGTGGCTTTGCGGAAACAATTAGCGGGGGATTCTTTGTTATTGGGTTTATAGCTAAAGCCGCAAACTCCATTGGGGCTATTACATATGCAGTAATGACCCCTACAAATGCAAAAAAACTATCTGCAAAATTGCTGACTGATGTGTCATACCTTAGTATTGACAATACGGAAATTAGCGACAGTTTAACAAAGGTTCTTTTTAATCCCTATCAGTATATCGTAAGTTGCAATTACTTTCCATTTGACATCGCCAAACTCACCGCACATTTACCGCTTGTTTCAAGTGTAGATGTCGGGTGGTGGTCGATAGACGTTCCATGTTGGATTTTGGGAGAAGATAATAACAAATTAACAAAATCGGTGAGCGTGAGTATCCCGAAGCACCCTCAAGCGGCAAGCCGCGGAGGGTATTGTAATGCATCCCCCTACACGGACTACACTATCTTCTTGCAGCCCTTTGGAGTGATACCTCTTGACGCATCTAAACTGTGGGGCGCTGTCACCTTATCTATACAATATATGGTTGACCTTTTCACCGGTGACAGCATCTTACGTATATTCACCGATGCAAATCAGCTAGTACACGAGACAACCGCCCAACTTGGGGTGCCTATTCAACTTTCAAATATTACATTTGATATACCATCGGGCAGCGGAGGATTGCTGCATACTGGTATTGCGGCAGCGTTCGGAGGTATCCAGGCAGCATTATCCGGGGGTTCTTTCTCAGACGTCGGAAACGGTATTTTAAATGCTGCACAAGCAACCAATGCCGATGTTGCAAGTAAGGGTGCCACTGGGTCCACAATAGCTTTTGATTCGGTGCCTTATATGGTTGCGCGCTTTAAAATTCTTACGGATGATAACAATACCGACCATGGGAGACCCTTGTGCAAACGTGTGCAAATATCCACTATCCCGGGGTACATCATGGTTGACGACCCGGACATTGCGCTAACAGCAACAGCAGAAGAAATTGACAGTGTCAAAAGTTACATGAAGAATGGTTTTTTCTATGAATAGGAGGCGCGAATAATGGCCGTATATAAACAATGTATTACTGACGTGTCGCCGATCAGAGTAACCGCCGGTTATCCTGCATACGCTGACGGCAGCCCCCACCGGGGCATTGACACGGTGCATGGAGACCATAAAGCATATGCGCCCGAAGCGGGCACCGTGGTAGTGGCCCAGCATTGGAATGGCAGCACCTCGGGCGACCAGTCATGGGGCAATATGATTAAAGTGCGAATGGCCAACGGCACGACATGGCGAGCTGCGCACTTTGCATCGCAGATTTGGAACGTTGGCGACACGATTACAAAGGGTCAGTTTATTGGCACACAGGGGCAGACTGGATACGCAACGGGCATTCACACGCACTGGGAGTATGCCGATGCCGCTGGAAACCTGAGGGACCCGTCCAGCATTATCAGGATCCCGAATCAGGTGGGGACATGGGACGTAGAGTGGGACTCGGGCGGGGGCCCTGGGCCGGGTCCCGGGCCGTGGCCTACTGGCAAATTGCCGGTGTGGTTACTGTTTAAAATGGCAAAGGGAGGTCGTCTGTTGTGAGTGCTCCATACAGCTACGAGCAAATTAACGCCCATGTGTCGCCGGTGACTCCCTCTGTGATGCACACCAAGGGCAACAGCTTATCCTATTATTTCCGCAAATATCTGTTCCTTGAAGCTGTGTCTATGGTCCGCTGGACGCTCCCCGACACTTGGCCCAGTAACCGCTTGCAATATCTTGTTTTTGGTTCCGGCGGTGTTACGGTGTTCAATACTGACCGTTACGGCCTGGTATATGACCGAATGGGATTGACCGGCATTAACATTTTTTACAATCCCACACACTCCATCATTGCAAACCCTTTTATTAAAGGGTCCCCGTATTTGCAAATCGGAAAACAATGCGAGATCATCAATTTGCAGCCCGATTACCGCGGTATGGTGGATATTGTTGCCTATTATGGGGATATGATGGCCTTAGCCGCCCAGACCATCCAGAGCAATTTGATCAACAGCCGGTTGGCGTATGTGTTCGCAGCTGGTAACAAGTCAGGCGCAGAATCTTTTAAAAAGATGTTCGACCAGATCATGCAGGGCGACCCCGCAGTTTTTGTGGATTCCTCTTTGCTCAAAGCGCCTAAAAATGGGGCATCCGGGCAAGCCCCATGGATGTACTTTGCGACAGACCTTAAAGGGAACTTCATCACCAACGAACTGTTGACAGCCCTTAAAACCATTAAAGCCCTGTTTGATACTGAAGTAGGCATCCCCAACACCAACACCAGCAAGAAAGAGCGGATGTTGACCGACGAAGTCAATTCTAACAACGTTGAGACAGCCGCCAAAGCGTCGCTATGGTTGGACAGCTTGCAGCATGGGTGTGAGAGGGTTCACAAGCTCTTTGGAATTGACAAATCTACTTTATGGGTCGATTGGCGTTTTCCGCCCGATACTGGGGCGCAGGAGGTGAACAACGATGCACGCAACGTTGAGCTTTAACGGCCTGTTGGCAAGATACCCGAAACTGTTCGACGACTTGAAAGTCCCCGACAGTGTCTCTAAAGAAACTGTCTGCAATCAATTACTGTTTGATACGCTGGAATTGGAAGTGTTGTACGCGGACGGCCCAACAATGCGCCGGGCACTTGGCGTATATTCTGAAACCATGCTTCCGAGCTGGACCCGGTACGCTGCCGCCCTCGGCCTGAACTATGATGCTTTGGCATCCGATGACCGAACCAGAACCACCGACCATGCAGGAACCAGCGGCGGCACAATCAACCGCACAAACGACGTGAAGGGAACAACTACACGAACGCCTAACTTGACCACCACCGGCCAGAATACCGGCAGCGACAGCACCACCCGGGACGTCACGGGTTTTGACAGCGGGACATTGCAAACCGCTGAAAAGAGTACAACGGCCCTTGGAACTGGTAACACCATTACCAGCAGCGGCACGGACACGACCACCACCGATCAGACCACCACCGATAACAACACATCCGAATTGCACGACGGCTACAAAGACACCGTGACCGAGAAGGGCCGGGCAGGACGGGACCCGCAAGACCTTATTGCCAAAGAGTTGACCCTTGCAATGGAGAACGCCGTTCATAAAATCGTTACGGACATCCGGGCAAATTTTTGTTTGCTGGTATATTAAGGAGATGTGATTTATGAATATTAATCCTATTCACAAAGCGCCCTACACCAATTTCCATGATCTCAATCTGGATTGGATTATGGACGAGCTGAACGAATTCAACACCAAACTGACGAATTTCGTCAGCCTGGCCACGATCAAGTACGCAAACCCGATTCAGTGGAACATCACCAGCCAGTACGAAGCAAACACCGTTGTCGTGGACAGCAACGGCAACGCTTATCTTTCCGTACAGCCGGTGCCCTCCGGTGTCTCTCTGGATCGCACAGAGTTTTGGACAAAAATTGGTAATTTCGATGAGCTTTGGGCCGATGTGAAAAGGGCCATTACTCCCATCGATGAGGGCCACAGCCCCACCGCGACAGCTGCAAGAGCTGTCAACGATCTTGTGTGGGTCAATGGGGCGCTTGTACGTGTCACAAAAGCAATGATTGCCGGTGACGCCTACGTGCCCGGCTCTAACTGCGTGAGCAGCTCCACAAATGAAGTTTTGCACTACCTTATCAATGCATTTAATGAGGGCTTGAGCGCAGAGAAAACGGCCCGGGAGAACGCCGACACCAAGCTTCAGACGGCTATCGACGCAGAGAAAACGGCCCGGGAAAACGCCGACACCCAGCTTCAGACGGCTATTAACACGGAGAAAACGGCCCGGGAAAACGCCGACACCCAGCTTCAGACGGCTATTAACACGGAGACAACGGCTCGGGAGAACGCCGACGCGGAGTTGCAACATAGCATCAATCAAATACAGACATATGTATCGGCGCTGGGAGCAGGTATTAAAGCAAACGATCAGAGCGCCGCAGCACAAAATACATCGACGCTACAACAGCTGTTGGATGCCGGACATACAGTATATTTCCCGAGCGGAACTTATTATATGTCAGATACCCTATATATGAAAAGAGGTTGCGGAATAATCGGTGAAAACATGCGCGACACAGCCATTATATGGATCACCGCCAGCGATGGAATTATTTACGACCTCGAATACAAAGCCCCCAATACATACGATGACATTTATTTTACGATTCGTATCGAATCGCTGGCGCTTTATGGAGTAGGGGCCACCAACGGGGCAGGAAGCGGCATTTATATCCGTAACAAAACATGGATGATCACCGCAAACCAAAATCACGAAGAATATCGCAAGATCAAAGGCGATTCCTATGCGCTGGAGTGCCGCAATAGTGTTATCAGGGACATTATCGTATCTGGGTGGTCCATTGGCATCAATTCGAGCTTATATATTGCATATGTATCCATTATCAATGCGTTTGTGGATACCTGCGATTTGGGAATCGACGCAAAATTTTCTGATTCGGAATTATGTAATATTGTAGTAACTTTTTGCTATAAAGGCGTTTTGTGCGAAACCGAAGCGAACAAATGGTGTAACCTGGCGATTAAGATGAACGGATGGCGTGCATCTTATGATGCTTCACACACCATTACGGGATCAATTGCCTTACATTTGTATCACGCAAAACGTGAACTATTTTGCAACACTGAGGTACAGGAGAGCTACGCTAACGGAGTAGTTGTCGAACAAACAAGTAATAACATCGTGTTTTCTGGATTATTGCTCGATGCGAATGGATTTAAGGTTCCTGCAGGATCCGAGACAAATAATATCGGCATCCAAATACTGGGAGGGTGCTACAATATTCGGGGCACGATCATTGCTACAAACAAAAATGATGTAAAATGTCAGCGTGTCGGCATTTATGTATCACCCAATTGTGGCAATATTGATCTCCAATATGCCGAATATGAACAACAGATTAGCGCATGGGCCCTTGGCCGGGATACTTGCCGCAGCATCACTACTGCCAAAATCAACAATATTACCAAGCTGACAGCCACAAACTTTACAAATGGGACTGACGCAAGTTATGCATCTTTCGATGGCCGGCATTTGCATATTGCAATTCACGGCTATTTCATCGTGGATGTCAGTACAGGCGCAAAGTTCTCTGTCGCGCCCGCGTTTGGTGATATACCTTTTGCAAGTCTCCCCGGCAACGTTTACAGAGACATGTATTTGTATAATTCCACCGACAACGCACTTGTGCCTGCATACTACGATAATACTACCGCAAGTGTTATCATTAAGACCCCAGTACCAACTGCCAAACAAATCAACTGTGAGATTACATTTGATATGCTTTAATATCTTGTAATAGTCCCTATTTAGTGCCCACTCCCCTACCCTAAGGGGTGTGGGTACTATATTTTGTGTCTATTGACATTTTGCACAAAGATTTGGCCATTGGGGAAGAAAATTTTGTGCAATCTGCTATTACGTGTC